GATGGTGCTAAATTAGGAGTATCATCTAGAGGCATGGGAAGTTTAGACCAGAAAAATGGTGCAAACGTAGTGAGAAAAGACTTTTACCTTGCAACTGCAGCTGATATTGTTGCAGACCCATCTGCTCCCAACGCATTTGTTGAGGGTATTATGGAGGGTAAAGAGTGGATTTGGAACAACGGATTAATACAAGAAGCCGAAGTTCAACAAATCAAAGATAACATAGAAGAAAATCACAGAACTAATAATTCTGCAGCGGATAGTTTAGAGTTCGCTAGATTTCTTCAAAAGTTATAATTTATAAATAACTTGTATAAACATTTAATAAGGAGAAAATCCCCATGGCAAATGAATTAGATAAAACCATTGAGGAATTAGAAGCAGAAGTACTTAGTGAATTGGAAGAAGCTAATGGTGCAGATGCTCCTATGAAATCAGCTGGTAAAGCCGACCCTATGGACAAATCAGAAGCTGAAGTCCAAGACACAGGAAACCCTGTTGTTAAACCAGATCAAAAAGATGCACCATCTAAAAAGACTGTTGCAAAAGCAAAAGAAATCGGTGGAGATGCACAACAAAAGGGCGAGGGTAAACCAGACTCTATGGATACAGGCAATGATGGCATGAAAAAGGTTGCAAAACCTCTCGCTGCTGGATTTGAAGCAGAAGGTGAAGAAGTCATTTCTGAAATGGAAAAAATGGAAATGATGAAAAAAGAAATGGCAAAAATGACTAAATCAGAAATGGCTGCCAAAATGCAAGAAATGATGAAAGGTGCTAAGAAAGAGCAACTTATGGCAATGTATAATGGTATGCAAAAAGAAATGTCACACGAAGAAATGTCACCAGAGGACAAAGAGAAAAAAGAATCTGTTGAAAATCGTTTGAAGTCTATTGATGTATCTGAGCACGTCAACGCATTAATGAATGGTGAGGGTGACCTTTCCGAAGAATTTAAGAGAAAAGCTGCAACTGTGTTTGAAGCTGCTGTTAAATCAAAAGTTCGTTCTGAAGTAGAAAGAATGGAAGACGAATATAAATCTGAACTGGAAGAAAATATAAACGCAACTAAGGATGAGTTAACTGAAAAGGTTGATTCATACATGAATTATGTTGTTGAAGAATGGATGAAAGAGAACGAGTTAGCAATCGAAAGAGGCCTAAAAGGTGAGATTGCAGAAGACTTTATCTCTGGTTTAAAACAATTGTTTGAAGACCACTATGTTGATGTTCCAGATGAAAAATATGATGTGTTAGAAGCACAATCAGAAAAGATTTCAGAACTAGAAGGTAGAATTAATGAGATGATGGAAGAGCAAATCCAGACAAAAACTCAAAATGCTACTCTAGTAAAGGAACAGGTAATGTCAGAACTATCTTCAGACCTTGCCGAAACAGAGATTGAAAAGTTTAAGTCACTTATCGAAGATGTAGATTTTACTAACGAAGAATCTTATCGTGAGAAACTTGGTACTTTAAAGGAAAGTTATTTCCCAAAGAGTGCTCCAGTTGTGACTGAAGCAATTGATGATGTAGAAACTGGTATCGCACAGGACATTGACACTTCCGACTCAATGGCTGCATATATGTCCGCTATTGGTCGAACAGTTAATAGTGCAAAATAAACAATTTTATAAATAGTAGAAAATTAAAAGGAGAAACAAATGTTTCAAACAGAACATCTACAAGAAAAGTGGTCGCCAGTCCTTCAACACCCTGATTTACCAGAAATCAAGGATAGTTACAGGCGTGCCGTCACTACAATCATCTTAGAGAACCAAGAGAAAGCTCTTAAAGAAGACAAGAACTTCCTTACAGAAACTGCCCCAACATCATTTATCGGTGGTAACGCTGCACTAGATACATGGGATCCAATTTTGATCTCACTAGTAAGACGTTCTATGCCTAATCTTATCGCATATGACATCTGTGGTGTACAACCAATGACTGGCCCAACAGGTCTTATCTTTGCAATGAGAGCAAGATTTGCATCTATGGATGGTGCAGAAGCACTTGCAGACGAGGCAATGCCTGGTAATGCAGATGCATCTAACCAAAACGCTGCTGGTACAATCGGTGGTGGAGATGTTGGTGCAACAGAAACTAACCCTGCTGTACTAAACGACAGTCCTGCTGGAACTTATACTAGTGCAACTGGTATGACAACAGTACAAGGTGAGGCACTTGGTGACTCTGGTACAAACGCTTTCGGTGAAATGGCGTTCTCAATTGAAAAGCATACTGTTACTGCTGTAACAAGAGCTTTAAAAGCTGAGTACACTATGGAACTTGCACAAGACTTAAAAGCAATTCATGGTCTTGATGCTGAAACAGAACTTGCAAATATCTTATCTGCTGAGATTCTTGCAGAGATTAACAGAGAAGTTGTAAGAAACATCTACGTTTCTGCCGTAAAAGGTGCTCAAGTAAATACAACTACTGCTGGTATCTTTGACTTAGACACAGACTCAAATGGTAGATGGTCAGTTGAAAAATTCAAAGGACTAATGTTTGCGATTGAGAGAGATGCTAACGCTATCGGTCAACAAACTCGTAGAGGAAAAGGTAACATGATCCTTTGTTCTGCTGATGTTGCATCTGCATTACAAATGGCTGGTGTTCTAGACTATACTCCTGCTCTAAATAACAACTTAAATGTTGACGATACTTCAACAACATTTGCTGGTGTTATGAACGGAAGATACAAAGTATATGTAGACCCATATGCTGCTAACGTATCTGCATCACAATACTACGTTGTAGGTTATAAGGGAACTTCCCCATATGACGCTGGAATGTTCTACTGTCCATATGTACCATTGCAAATGGTTCGTGCAGTTGGTGAAAATTCATTTCAACCAAAAATTGGTTTCAAGACAAGATATGGTATCGCTGCAAACCCATTCCATACTGGAACAGTTGCTGCTGCAGCTGATGGTGCGATTTCTATCTCATCTGCTACTAACAAGTATTACAGAAAAGTTAAAGTTTCTAACCTTATGTAAAATACTTAACCAACCTAAGAGAGAGGGGTTTATCCCCTCTTTTTTTTGTTATAAATACTAGTATGACAACAGAAACCTCACCATTAAACAGACAACCAGATAAGTTGGATTATAGTAGTCCGACTCAGTTTAGGTTTATGATTAATCAACTACCAAAGGTGCAGTTCTTTACAACTGCAGCTAACATTCCAGATATATCTTTAGGTGAAGCAGTAATACCTACACCATATAAAGACATACCTATTATGGGAGATAAAATTACTTTTGGTAATTTAGATGTGAGTTTTATTGTTGATGAGTACTTAGAAAACTATGTATCAATACACAACTGGTTAATAGGTATCGGTTTCCCAAAGAATAGAACACAGTTTAGTTCTTTTAGAAGTGATACCTCAAATAATCCAACATCTGCAAAAACTGTATCTACTGACAGAGTGGGTACTGCAACAGCAGATAGAGGAATGTATTCTGATGCAACACTTACAATTCTATCAAACAAAAATAATCCTTTGGTAGAAGTTCGTTTTTCAGATTTATTTCCAGTATCTTTAAGTGCATTGAGTTATAATAATCAGGCTACAGATGTAGATTATTTGACAGCAGAGATTAGTTTTCGTTATAAATTATATGAGATAGTGACTTTATAAGTGAGATAAAATGACCCTTGATGAATTGAAGTTACAAGTCCAAAAGGACTTGAAAGTTGATGATGAACACCTAGATACAGAATCATTAAAGAACCAAGAAATAAAAGCAACTTACCTAGACCACAAATCTAGATACGAACTTCTTTTGTATAGAGCAAAAGGAGATTACAAACGATTGTATCGTGAAAAGTGGGAATATTATGGTGGTAAGGCTGATGCAAAAGTATATGCATCTAAACCATTTGACCTCAAAGTATTAAAGACAGACTTATCAGTATATATTACATCTGATGAAGAAGTTATAGATGCAGAGAATAAAATTGGTTATTTAGAAACAGTTGTAGATTATATCAAAGGGGTTATCAAGTCAGTTGATAATCGTGGATGGGATATTAAAAATGCAATTGAATGGAAGAAATTTGAAGCAGGAGCATCTTACTAATGATAGAATTTACAGATAATTTTTTAGAAGAACATATTGCACAATTGATTGATATGCAACTAAGAGAAGTATCATGGAAATATGATTACGACTCAGTAAAGAATGGTAAAAATAAACATTGGCACGTTTTCTTAGGACATAATGTAGGAGAACTGGGAGATTTTGTTCCCATCTGGAATCAGATTAGTGATAGATATAATTATGAAATGGAAAGAGCTTATCTTAATGCACACACACATGGAATAGAACCACATATACACAGAGATGATGGGGATATGACTTTTATTTACTATCCAAGAATGGACTGGAGAATAGATTGGGGTGGTGGAACAGCAATCTATGATAACGAATTAAATAATATTACACATCATATTAACTATAAAGGTAATAGATTAATTAAGTTTCCAGCAAATCTACCACATCAAGCTCAACCAGTAAGTCGTGAATGTTACCAGTTACGAACTTGTGTTGTATTTAAAACAACGAGAAAAAAATGAACTATTCAGTAATAAATTTTCCAAATGATTTAATCCAAGATGTATTAAGAAACAAAGAAGACACCTTGACAAAAGGTAATATTAATGATGAAAGTGGATTGACAAAAAGAAACTCTAGTGTATCATGGATAAAGGATAGGACTATATGTCAAAGAGTTTTTTCTGTAATGAAAAATAAAGCAGAAGATTTCTCAAATCTTTATATCGATAATATAGAACCTTTACAATATTCTGAATACGATACAAATCAAGAATATGGGTGGCATCAAGATTTAAATAATAAACCTTATTCAGATGGTAGAATTAGAAAAATATCTTTTTCTATATTTTTAAATGATAACTTTGAGGGTGGTGAGTTTGATTTAGAAATACATGGGCCTGATGCAAAACCAAGATATATATCAGAGTGGAAACGAAGTAACGAGAACTGTATATTATTTCATTCAGATATGTGGCACAGAGTAAGACCAGTAAAGTCTGGTATAAGAAAAAGTATAGTAGGGTGGTTATTAGGCCCAAAGGTTAGATAATGAAAATCTCAAAAGTTAATGAGGTCTATTTAGAGTTAGAGGTAGACGAAGATGTTTCTAGGGAATTATCTGATTATTTTACTTTTGAAGTGCCTGGTGCAAAGTTTATGCCACAATATCGTAATCGTATGTGGGATGGAAAGATACGATTGTTCTCACCAAGAAATGGTAGAATATATGTTGGACTTTTGCCTTACATAAAAGAATACTGTACAAAAAAATCAATTGAATATATAATAGAAAAAGGAGTAGAAAATGACAGGAATGTTCCTTGTGAGAGCGTTAGAGATTTCGCAGAGTCCTTACGACCCAAGAGCAGGGGAAACCCCATACAATTTCGTGATTACCAAATTGATGCAATCTGGCATGCTATACAGTCAAATCGTTGTCTTCTTTTGTCTCCTACTGCTTCAGGTAAATCACTCATAATCTATACACTTGTTAGGTATTATAACCTAATGAACCTCAAGACACTTATACTTGTACCTACTACATCATTAGTCGAACAGATGTATTCTGATTTTATTGACTATGGGTGGGAGGACAAATATATCCACAGAGTATATGCTGGTATGGACAAAGGTTCTAAAAAACCTGTAGTGATATCGACATGGCAATCTATTTACAAACTACATAGACCTTACTTTGCACAATATGGTTGCATTATAGGAGATGAAGCTCATCTATTTAAAGCAAAATCTCTGACTGACATTATGGCGAAATCAGGGGAAGTCAGGTACAGGTTTGGATTAACTGGAACACTTGATGGCACACAAACACATAGACTTGTACTTGAGGGTCTATTCGGTCAAGTTAAGAAGATTATTTCAACGAAGGAGTTAATTGACAGGGGAACTCTTGCAAAATTAGAGATTGATTGTATAGTACTTAAACATACAGAAGAAGAAGCCAAGAGAGTAAGATATTATAGATATGCAGAAGAAATAAACTATCTGGTTTCACACGCTAAAAGAAATAAGTTTATAGAAAAGTTATGTGCTAATCTAAAAGGAAATACATTATTACTTTTTCAATTGGTTGAAAAACATGGAGTTTTATTGTATAATGAAATAAAAACACTTGACAGAAAAGTATTCTTTGTGTATGGTGGAACGACCACAGAAGCTAGGGAGAAGATTCGTGCAATTACAGAAAAAGAAAAAGATGCGATTATCGTTGCATCATATGGTACGTTCTCTACTGGTATTAACATTAGGGCTATCAATAATATCGTGTTCGCAAGTCCATCAAAAAGTAGAATACGAGTGCTACAGTCGATTGGTAGAGGACTACGACAAAGCGAAGATAAAACAAAAGTTAAATTATTTGATGTGTCGGATAACATTTCCTACAAGTCTAGACAAAATTTTACCTACAGACATTTTTTACAACGACTAAATATCTATAAGGAAGAACAATTTAAATACGAAATCAATAGGATAAATCTATGAGTA